CCAGTAGAGCTACCATCAAAGTTAACACTAATCTCTTTCTCTGCACCAGCGGAAGGTGCTTCACCACCCTTAAAACCGCCTACTTCACGTTCACCATAGTGATTGATTACTGTGCCATCTACGTTAGAACCGTCTGCCTTACCAAAAGGACTTGTTGCAAAACCCATATCTATTCTCCTTATGCAATCGCAGTTGCAGATGTAATGATAACACCAAGGGTGTCAATACGCTGAATACCTAGGCCATATCGAGCTGATACTACAAACTCATCACGTCTCAAGTCTTTATTACGCTCACCTTCAACACGTGGCTGACGTCTCCATGCACCCATAACTGGCTTGCACTGATCGTCTTGTACACACATTGCAATGTTAGCAACTGCGCCTGTAACAGCGTTAGTACCGTCTGAGAAGTTACCAGTAGGTAGGCGGTTAGACAAGATGATGTCAAAGCCGTACAACTGACCAACAAAGCGCATACCAGCAGCCATACCACTACGTAAGATGTCAGCAGCAAAAGGCGTTACATCGTTAGTGATAGTTACTAAGTTGTTAAGAGTTGCTTCAACAACTGGGTCTGCAATAAATACACGACCTTGCATTGGCACGTTAGCCTTATCAAAAGCTAAACGCATAGACACTAGGTGTGATGTAGAGAAGATGTCGTTAGTCTCGCCAGAACCAATGCGGTGAGCAAAACCATTAACTGAGTTTGGGTTAGCATTAGTCTGACCAGCATTAGCAACAGCTAAGAAACGAGTTTCAAAGTTCTCTTGGATTGCACGGGTTGACTCAGCAGAGCGAGCTGACATAAGTGCATCAATGTTATAACCGTCTTCACGCATGTCATCAGTAACAAACCAAGCATCACCAACATAGTCAGTCATAGATAGAGTGATACGACCAGTGTCGATTGGGTTGTAAGTGAAGGCTTCGTTTTCAGCACCTTCTTGAATTGTTACAGAACCGATGGTAGGGATGTTTAAAGTATCACCTGAACCGAAGTCTGCTACGTTACGATAGAAAGACTCACCTAGCAAACCGTCATGTAGGTTCTGTAAGATAAAGTCTGAGTAAATCTCCTGCTCTATGAAAGCAGTTGTATTAGTAGTTAATTGCATTCTCTATTCCTCAAGATTCAATATTATGTTTGTTATAGACATGCTCACGTATCTTACGTAAGTATTCTATTTGTTCTTTCGTGGAAGCCCCTCGAAGTAAAGACTTCGTTGGAGGCTGTAAGCCTTCTGGTTGGTTGTAACTAGGTGGGATGTTTACAGACCCAGAGGTTGCTCTAGGTGCTGGTGAACTTCCAGTTTGACCAAACAGTTGAAGAGCTGCTTGTGGACTTGTCTGTGACAAAGTCTGAAGAGCCTCTACAGTCATACCTAACTCGGCAGCTTTAGCGGAGACCACCTCTTGTGTCTTATCTCCATACTTACCAAATAGTGTATCACTAACTTGCTTCTCGTTGCCTTGAGCCTGCGACTGCGCTGACTGTTGTGCTGAGAAGTTTTGAACGAGGTTTAACACGTCCTGCTCGTTCAGTCCACTTACTTGAGGGGTAATCTCAGGTTGGGGCTGCTGTGCAGTGAGCCGTCCTACAACATCTTCTACAGCTGATCTTTTCTCTAACTCTTCTCGTAGTCTTTTTATTTCCGCCTCTTTAGTTTCAACTTCTGTTTTTAACTGCGGGATGTAAGACTGTGAGTGAGACAGAGCTTCAAGAGCTGTATCTACGCTATTGTATTTCTGCTCTCCTTTCTCATTTCTTATCTTGCTTAACTGGTCAGTAAAAGCAGACGCTTGAGAAGGTTCTTGTACAGGGGTTTCCTGTGATTGATTACTATTAAATACTGATGTCGGGTCTGACATTAAAATTCCTTTGTTTGATTAAGTGTAAGCTGTTTTTGATAGGTCAGCTAAATATTCTTAGTATACTACTATATACTAGATTTTTAGCGTTTTTAGTAGTTTTAATTTTCTAAAAGAGATATTATTTCTTCCATAGCACGTCTATAGCCAATACCATCTGCTTGCATATAAGCCCAACTAGGAGACTCATACTGTGCCTTGTTGGTTGATAATGATGTATCTATCTTCTCACTGCATAGTTCAGTTAGCCTAGCTCTTATAACTGTGCCAGACTTGAAGGCAGACTTAACGTCCACCTCAAGCTGAGTATCTAAACCTTTAGTCCATGTTGTCTTCATACTACTCCGGTGTAGGGGTTGTATCCCTAATCAATGCTTCTTCTTGAGAGCGTCCAACTAGACTCTGTGTCTCTTGCTGCTCAAATACAGCTATGTTAGGAGTAAAGATTTTATAACCACTGAGTCCTGTAATGTCCTCTACAAAGTCTGTTAGGGCTTTAGCTGAGGTGTGTGGCATTATCATCTGACCTAACGGAGAGTTGAATACAGTCATAACATTCTGCAAGTCCTGAGACTGCTTAGCAAAGTGTCTAGCTCCTATAGGCCTAACCACACCATTAGCTGTTATATCTTCTCTAGTGATGCCTAGGAAGTCCTCAACGCCTAGTTCAGCATCAGTGATACGTATGACGTCAGTGATGTCTAGGTTACGTCTAGAAGTCTCTAGCATGTCATTTAGCAAAGGCTCTAGTAGATTTATCTCGAAGTTACTCACCTTAGTCTGGAAGATACGACCTGCTGCTGTAGCCAACTGCATGACCTCTCCAAGGGTTTTCTCTCCAGGAGTACGTATGCCTGCTGCCTCTCTCGGAGCACCAGCATAGAGCTCCATACGGTCTTCTATGGCTGCCATCTCACTAGCTGCTGCCATAATACCATTTAGATTCTTACCAAGCTCTTGTACGTCACCATTCTCATCAATGTTAATCTCAACTCCTGGCCCCCATACAAACTCCTCAACCTCTCCTAAAACCTTTAGCGGTGGATGAACTGTCAAGTCCATAGCATCTGCTTTAAGGTTTTCTAGGTGGTCTAGTCTATACTGTAAGCCCACTAAGTTGTCTAATGGCCCCATGCTCCAAAGGTTGTCTGGTCTGAATCTCCAACCTACGTGTCGTATGTTTGCTCCAGTAAACCAAGTTGGTATCTGCTCATTACGTACAGTGAGAGACCTATCAACGATAGTTATAATCCGGTCTGTTGATAGAGTGCCAGTCTCAGCGTCATGGTAGTCGCCAAAGAACTCTAAGATTTCTACATAGTCGCTCATGTAGTACTCGTACATATTACCAAAGCCATCAGCTTCATACTGAACAGCCTTGTCAAAGTCCTCCATGCTATAACCACCAGCAAGCCTCTGTATGCTCTCTCTACGCTCGATAGCCTCTGCCCAGAACCTTTGGTCAGGGTCTGTAGCTGCAAGCTTCTTGAGCTCCCCTAGGGTCTTTATACTCCTAACCACCTTGAAGCTATCATCAAAGCTTGAAGCTAGTGGATTGAATACAATGTCTAGTGGACTGATACGAGTTGCTCTTGGCCCCACATAGTCTGGGATTACAGTGCCGTCTGCTGTCTCTTTATAGCGAGCTTCGAAGTGAGACGTTACAAAGGCATTACCCTTGTCGATGTAGTCATAGATACACTTCTCTATCTCTGTCCTAAACTTAGTCTCCCTAACCTTGTTAGACATATAACCTTCAATAGCTACTGCCTTTTCCTTAAGAGCGTCCTCTCTACTGTATGCCTGCCACTTAACCCAGTTGTCATTGGGGAAGAGTGAGGACACATAGTTAGAGAAGAGGTTGTCTCTTATCTGACATAGCTTAGGGATAGTTGTAGAGTTTTTCCAAGGTAGTGTGGAGTTAGTAGTAGTGGTTGTGTCTGTAGCAAAGATGTAGGAATCTAACTCTTTCCACTCCTCTATCTTCTCACGTCTCTGGTTGTTAAAGGTTGTCCATATATCTGTTACCCAAGCTGCCTCAGCATCTTGTCCTGTAGCTTGTTGTATCTCTGCAACTTTGCTGCTCAATGTCTTTCTCCTAATGTGTTCATCTGAAGGCTATGCCTCCAAACCTACTAGATGTAGCTGGCATACCTGATAGTAACTCTTCTGCTGCGCTTCTTCTCTTCTGCTTAGGCGCAACTGCTATATCAACAGCAGACGCTAGAGCATCCTTCATATCGTCATGTGGTGGTCTTGCTAAGACTAGCTCCTCCTCTAACTGAGGAGTCCACCCACCTTCGAAGTGCCATATGGATAGGTTGTCATACCTATGCTCCAAAGAGGCCTTGATACGCTCCTCCTTGCTTCCTTCAGCCTTGCCCGGTCTAAACTCATCAACTGGCAAGCTCAGTCCGTTCCTCTTAAGCTCGTCCTTAATACCGTTTACAATTACTGTCTGGGCAACTGTAACCTCCGCCCTAAGCTTATTAAAACCCCACTTAGAGTGGAGAGCAACTATGTGCTTGAAGTATTCGTTAGTACGGTCAGACTTAAACCTGTCGATGTCTAGTACGTATATATTCTTATCACAGTCAATCCCTATAACAACTATAGCCGTGTAGTCAGCAGTTTTGGATAAGCTGAATGCAAAGTCTATTGCTGCATAGATGTTTAGCTTCTTCCCATGATAAGTCCACCTACTGCCCTCCTTACCTAACATACGTGGGTTGAAGTATTGGAACTTCTCACGATTGATACGTTCACTACCGGGGTCGTTGGGGTTATTGTAATACTGAGCATGGAACTGTATATTGTCCACGTACTCTGCCTTGATACGTGCTAGGGTACGTTGGTCAAACCCAAAGGCCTTACCATCACTTCTGACTGACCTAGGCCAAGTGAATATGCCATCAGTCTCTACCACATACTCCTGAACTTCCCACACAGGGACTTTACCAATGAAGTCACCCTCATCGTTGAAGTTCTCATACACCTGAGTCTTCCAAGTGTCGTAGATGTCCTTGGGGTGGTAACGTGTACCACAGGCCATCGTAAACCCACCAGCGTTACGAATAGAGGTGAACTGGGAGGCCTTCTTAGCCACACTGTCCCTGCCATCTTCCGTGTAAGCGTTCTCAGGAACCACCAAGTCATCTGCTACAATGATGTCAGCATGCCAACCAGTTGTGTTAGTTGTTAAGCCTGCTGTAGCTATCGTAGCATCTCGTATGCCTTCCTTCTTGCGTTGGACATGATCTACTGTCATCTTCATAGCAGACCACTTCTCACGCTTCCCTTCCTGTGGGTTAATATACTCAGGGAAGAATCTCTGATAGACAGAGGAGCCCAGTATATTCTGTACAGCATATAGCTGAGTCTGTGCTAGTTCTGACGTAGCAGAGACATACAGCATAGTAACCTCTGGGTGTCTTGTTATTATCCAAGCACACCACGTAGCAACCATGTGGCTCTTTAAGTGAGCACGTGGGAGCATGATCAGCTTGTTGCTGGTGTCCTCCTCCCCCTGCCCAAATAGAGAGTAGTCTTGCATCCATGCAAATATCTCCCTGTGTACGCTGCCATACATATAGCCGGGGTTTACTAGCTGTGCAAAGAAGTAGAGGTCTGATAGAGCTCGCTCTCTTACTTCCTTAGCCTCGGCTGGCATACGCTTAAGCTTTACTCTAGCATCTTGTAACCACTCTTCTTCTTGCATAT